TCCGCCTCAAATTTGCCAATCCTGATCACGTCCTCTCAAGTCACTGGATTGGCGCCGTCCGCCACCATTGACACGACGAATGCTTCCAACATCACGACGGGCGTTCTGTCGGCGACGCGCTACACCACTACGCTGTCGGCGGCTCTGGACTCATCCGCAGGCAACACTATTGGCAGCATTCTCTATCGAAATGCGTCTGGTTGGACGCAACTTGGTCCGGGAACGTCTGGTCAGGTTCTTCAAACCCAAGGCGCTGGCGCAAATCCAACTTGGGCGGCGGCTGCGGGTGCAGGTACTGTCACTTCTGTGGCAACAGGCACCGGCCTGACGGGCGGGCCAATTACGTCTTCCGGCACAATCAGCATCGCTAGTACGGCCGTTTCTGCGGGCTCCTACGGATCATCGTCCTCTGTTGGAACCTTTACCGTTAATGCTCAGGGGCAGCTTACTGCTGCATCTAGCACCACAATCAATGCCGTTACGCTGACAACCGGCTCGATCACAACTACCCCGTCAAATTCAAATGACATCGCCAACAAGGCCTATGTGGACGCCGCCGTCAGCAATGTGAATTATCACGCCGCCTGTAATTATGCGACAACAGCAGACCTTGGCGCCGTCACCTACAACAATGGATCTTCGGGCGTCGGCGCAACAATCACTAAGACAACGCCTTTTGCCACGCTTGCGATTGACGGCGGAAGCCCGACGGTTAACCAGCGCATTCTCGTCAAGAACGAGAGCAATGGCGCGTACAACGGCATTTACACCGTCACCAGCGTCGGCTCTGGCTCCGTCGGCTGGGTGCTGACGCGCGCCACGGACTACGATCAGGTTGGCACTGGGGCTAATGAAATTGCTCCCGGCGACACCACATACATCATTTCCGGCACCCAGAATGCTGGAACGCAATGGGTGCAGACAACAGACTCGCCAATTACTATTGGCACAACCGCCATCAACTTTGCACAGATTGCGGGGCCGGGCGCCTACACTGCCGGAACTGGCCTGACGCTTACCGGCACCCAGTTTAGCATCACCAACACCGCCGTCACTGCTAACTCTTACGGCTCCGCATCGGCGGTTGGCACTTTCACAGTCAATGCGCAGGGCCAGCTTACGGCGGCCGCCACGACCAGCATCGCAATCGCGGCCTCGCAAGTGACCTCTGGGCAGCTTGCGGTGGCGCAGGGCGGCACTGGCGCCGCGACGCTGACCGGCTATGTCTATGGCAACGGCACGTCCGCCATGACGGCCTCGACGACCATCCCGAACACCGCCATCACCGGGCTGGGCACCATGTCCACCCAGAACGCCAATGCTGTGGCGATTACGGGCGGAACGATCAATGGCACAGCGATTGGCGGCACAACGCCTTCTTCTGGCGCGTTTACTACGCTTGGCGCCACTGGCAATGCCACCCTAGCTACCATCACCGCTGGTACATGGAATGGTAGCACTATCGCGGTCGCCTACGGCGGAACGGGCCAGTCCACTGCGCTGACCCAGTATGGCATCGTCTATGGCGCGTCCACCACTGCGATGGGCATTACAGCGGCGGGAACCACTGGGCAAGTGCTGGTTGCTACGACAGGCGCAGCGCCTTCTTGGGCGACACTTGGCAGCGTTGCTGCTACCTCAATTAGTTTTGGCACAACTGGACTGACACCCGCTACAGCGACGACTGGCGCTGTAGTTGTGGCTGGGACGCTTGTGGCTGCAAATGGTGGTACGGGCCAGTCCAGTTATACGGTAGGCGATCTGCTCTACGCTTCTGGAACCACTGCCCTTTCTAAGTTGGCAGATGTTGCTACTGGCAGCGTTTTAGTGTCCGGTGGCGTTGGTGTTGCGCCAGCATATTCTGCTACCCCAACCCTGACATCTTTGACGGCTCCAACGGTATATGGCGGCACAGGCGCAGCATCATCGTTGACCCTGCAATCCACTTCTGGGGCGGGCACCACTGATAGCATTGTCATGAAGGTGGGCAATGCTGGCGCAACGACGGCGGTGAGCATCGCCACAACTGGTATCGTATCATTTCCAACTACTGGCGCTATCGTTGTCCCAGTGGGCACGACGGCGCAGGAGCCGGGGACGCCAGCAACAGGCATGTTGCGGTTTAACTCAACCACGACATCCTTTGAGGGCTACAACGGCACTGCGTGGGCGGCTGTGGGTGGCGGCGCGACGGGTGGCGGCACTGATCAAATCTTCTATCTCAATGGGCAGACCGTGAACAACAATTACACTATTGCATCAACAAACAATGCTGGCACGTTTGGCCCAATAACGATTGCAGCAGGTGTGACGGTTACGGTATCTTCTGGTGCAACTTGGAGCGTGGTGTAACATGGGTAATCTTGTCCTGAACGGCTCGACATCTGGCGGCATCACTATCTCGCCTCCTGCGGTGGCTGGGTCGAACACCATTTCGTTGCCTGCTAACACTGGCACGGTCGCGTTGACCGCCAATCCCACGTTTACTGGCGTCACAACCGAATCCACCATCACCAGCCCCGCTGCTACGAACTTGACGCTCCAGTCCGCTGGCACGACTGCGATAACGATTGATACGTCGCAGCGCGTTGGGATTGGAACGACTTCGCCGGGCCAAAAATTGTCTGTCGCATCAAGTTCAAACATTGCATATTTCAATTCGTCAACTTCTGACGGATATATCCGTGTTGATGAAACCGGCGGCACAAATAATATATTTGGCGGGTTGAATGGCGTTGGATTTGTTGGAACTTCCAGTAATTATCCATTTACCATCCGTACTAATAACGTCGAACAGATGCGCATCGGCCCAAATGGCGAGGTGATGATTAACACCACGAACACTTATGGCAGACTTTTTGTCAGCCAAACTGTCAATAACACATGCGCTTTTTTTTCCCTTGAAAGCACAACAAGCGCAGCCAACGTAGTAATTCGATCTTCAACCTTTTATACGACTCAGTATAATATGTCGGTTGAATATCAAGGCGTTCAAAAGGGTTCAATCACGACCAATGGATCAAATGCCGCTTTCAATACGTCTTCGGACTACCGCTTGAAAGAGAATGTACAGCCGCTCGCCAATGCGCTTACGAATATTGCTAAACTGCGCCCCGTTTCTTATGGTTGGATTGGGACTGCCAACACTGGTGAGGGTTTCTTAGCCCATGAACTTGCAGAAGTGATTCCAAATGCGGTGCATGGCGAAAAAGATGCTATCAATGATGACGGCTCTATCAAGCCGCAACAGGTGGATTACAGCAAGATCGTCGTCCATCTAGTTGCCGCTATCCAAGAACTCTCTGCCAAAAACGACGCCCTTACCGCCCGCATCGCTGCGTTGGAGGCTAAATAATGTCCGGCACTATCAAAGTCACCACGCTTCAAGACGGCGGCTCTGCGACCGCCAACCTTGTATTTGACACGAGCGGGAACGCGACTGTGGGGAACAACCTCACAGTCACTGGCACGGCTGCAATGGCTTCCAGTTTCAAGCGCAACTACATCATCAATGGCAATATGATGATTGCCCAGCGCGGAACTTCATTTACGGGACTATCAAATTCTGCCGCTGCGGCAACTTATGGAATTGACCGCTTCTCTTATAATCGCGGAAATGGGACTACCGGCGTTGTTACAATGTCGCAAGTATCGGACGCGCCTCCCGGGTTTGCGTATTCGCTCAAGATACAGCCCACTACGTCAGAATCCAGCATTGCCGCTACTGAGTACAACTCAATTAAATATCTTTTTGAAGGTTTGAGTGTTCAAAGTTTGGCGTATGGCACTTCATCGGCAAGCGCAACTACGCTGTCATTTTGGATAAAATCTAGCGTCACCGGAAATTTTCCGGGTGTTCTTTTTCAAACGCAATCTTCCACTGGCCGGACATGGCCCTTCTATTATACAGTTTCTGCTGCGAATACTTGGCAGTATGTAACCGTTAATATTGCAGCGGACCCATCTGGCTCTATTCCAAACACAAACACAGGTGCGCTTGAAATAGATTTTTATTTTGGTCTTGGTTCTAGCTATACAAATGGTACGGCTGGCTCATGGAACACAAATGTCAGTTCAAATAGTTTTGCACCCACGGGCGTTAGCTATGTCAATTTATTGGCATCTACCTCCAACACGTTTCAAATAACGGGTGTTCAATTTGAACTTGGCACCAAAGCCACTCCCTATGAGATGCAGATATATAGCGATCAGTTGGCGCAGTGCCAAAGGTATTATGTGCAACTGTCCTCTAGCGGCGCGTTGTACGCTTCTCTCGGCACTGGCATTTGCAATTCAAGCAGTTCCGGGCAGGGGTTTGTGGTGCGGCTTCCCGTAACAATGCGCACGCAGCCCACGGCATCCTTCAATGCGATGCGCGTTTATGATGGAGCATCGGCGGCTACAATTTTGTCGTTTTCTAGTGTAAGTTCTTGTTCTAGCGCAAATGCGTTGGGGTTTGACGCATCATGTTCTGGGACAGTTTTAACAACTGGACGCCCATTGACCATTCAAGGCAACTATGACGCCACTGCATACATCGCTGCAAGTGCGGAGTTATAAGATGAACTATCAACTGCAATTTGACCCTTACACCGGAACAGTAAATTCTGTAACGGTTGTGGGCGAAAATATCTTCATTCCGTTCAACCCGGAAAATGCAGATTATCAAGCCTATCTAAAGTGGGTTGAAGAAGGTAACGCGCCACTTCCTCCTGAAGCACCGGCTGGAGCGTAACATGGCAATCACTCTTAACGGTTCCACCGGCTTAACCCAACCAGCAGACAATTTGGCTGGGTCTTCTTCAGGCACAGTCACCATTAAAGGCGCAGCAAACGCCGGTACATGGACAATGACATTGCCGACGACCGCTGGCTTATCTGGGCAGTCTCTGCAAACAGATGGAACTGGCGTCACTACATGGGCGACACCTGCTGGCGGCGGAAACGTCTCCAATAGCGGCACACCTACTTCCAGCCAGATTGCTGTTTGGGTCAACTCAACCGCTATTCAAGGCGTCACCAATCTGCCGGTGACAAACCTGAATAACGGAACTGGCGCGTCTTCCACTACCTTCTGGCGCGGTGATGGCACATGGGCGACGCCTGCTGGCGGTGGGGGTGGTGGGTTGTCTTGGCAGTCCGTCCAGACAGCTAACTTCACAGCTACGAGCGGTAACGGTTATCCAATTAACACCACTTCTGGTGCGGTGACAGTCACCCTCCCCGCGAGTCCGTCTGCTGGCAACTATGTGCAGTTTACGGACTATGCAGGAACGTGGGCGACGAACTATGTGACGATTGCGCCGAATGGTAGCAAGATCAACGGGGGTTCTGGATCGTTCTCTGCCGTCACTAACCGCGAGTCGATTGCGTTTGTTTATATTGACGCAACGCAAGGTTGGTTGCCGTATTCTGGAATTAGCGCCAGTTCATTTAGCCAGTACACCGCATCCTACCTTGTTGTTGCCGGTGGAGGTGGCGGCGGATATAGAACTGGCGGTGGGGGCGGCGCAGGCGGCCTCTTGTCGGGTACATCTACCGTAACTTCGGGGACTACTTACACTGTCGTAGTTGGTTCTGGAGGCGCTGGAGGTGTCACTGGCGTAGCAACGGGAACATCTGGCGTAGCATCATCTGTTTTTAGTGCAAGCGCCGTTGGTGGCGGTGGCGGCGGAACTTACACTACGGGACCAAATGCTGGTCTTTCTGGGGGTTCTGGCGGCGGCGGGTCGCAGAATGGTGCGGGGGCAGCAGGAACCAGCGGTCAGGGGTTTGCTGGATCAAGCGGTATATCTGCGAACCCGTATTCTGGTGGCGGTGGAGGTGGTGCAAGTGCAGCCGCTAGTGCACCATCTGGCAGCGTTGCGGGCAATGGCGGCGCTGGAGCAGCCTCATCTATTACTGGGTCTTCAGTAACATATGCTGGCGGCGGCGGCGGTGGAACATATGCGGGCGGCGCTGGTGGCGCCGCTGGTACACCCGGATCTGGTGGTGCTGGTGGCGGCGCTACCGGTTCTAATTCCAGTATTACCCCTTCAAACGCAACTGCAAACACGGGTGGCGGCGGCGGGGGCGGTGGTGGTACGGACTCCGGTAACGGCAATGGATCAAATGGCGGCTCCGGCGTAGTTATTCTTTCCGTACCAACTACCTTCTACTCTGGCACAACGACTGGTTCGCCAACTGTGACGACATCTGGCTCCAACACCATCATCAAGTTCACTGCTTCGGGGAGTTACACGGCATGAGCCATTTTGCAAAAGTGCTGGACGGCAAAGTCATCAACGTCATCGTCGCGGAACCGGAGTTCTTCGAGACGTTCGTTGATAGTTCGCCGGGACAGTGGATACAGACTAGCTACAACACCCGTGGCGGCGTTCATTACGGGCAAGACGGCCAGCCGGATGGCGGCGTGGCGTTGCGCGGCAATTATGCGGGCATCGGCTACACGTACGATGTCGCGCATGACGTGTTCTACGCGTCGCAGCCATATCCGTCATGGGTGTTGAACCAAATTACATGGCTGTGGGAAGCGCCAGTTGCTTATCCAACTGATGGTCAGTTATATGTTTGGGATGAACCCACATTGGCGTGGGTTCTGGCTCCAAAGGGGGAATAAATGGACCAGACTAATGTAAACATCGCCATGACCGTGGCGAACTGGAATGTCGTAATGGCGGCCCTTGGCAACATGCCGTTCAAGGACGTTGCCGACATCATTATGGCTATCAAGACGCAGGCCGAGGCGCAGTTGGCTCCCAAGCCCGCTGAAGAGACTGCGCAGGCCTAATAAGGAGTGGCGGCGCTATGGACCAAGGAACCATCAATCTGGCCTTTAGCGCCGTTCTCTGCACCATAGGCTGGTTTGCCCGGCAACTATGGGAAGCGGTGAAGTCATTAAAAGATGATCTTCATCGCATAGAAGCGGACATGCCAAAGTCATACGTCCTCAAGGATGATCTGGACAAGCGAATGGATCATATTGAGGACATGTTCAAGCGCATCTATGACAAACTCGATGCCAAACAGGACAAGTAATGGACCCGCTTACAATCCTCGCACTTGCCAAGGGCAGTTATGAAGCCATCAAGGCTGGCATATCTGTTGGCAAGGAAATGCAGGGGATGTTCAGCGATGTAATGTCGCTGCTGGATAGCGCCAATCAACTTACCAAGATCGCCACGAAGCCGCCAAGGCCGGGCCTATTTGGCGAAAAGTCAGCAGAGCAGATAGCCATCGAAGCTTTCACCGCCAAGGCCGAAGTCGAGCATATGATGATGGAGGTGAAGAACACCTTCATCTCGGAATATGGTATTCTGGCATGGGACGAAATCCTCAAGGAGACGACCCGCATACGGAAGGAACAGGCTGCTGCTCGTCTTAAGGCTCGCAAGGAGCAGGAGGAACTTATGCAAAACGTCATGGTCTATGGCTCTGCTTTCCTGCTTCTGTTTGTTTTCATCATCTGCGGCCTGCTCGCAGCCGTCTCTCTCGCGCATTAGGAGTGTCGCCATGCAAATGAGCCAAGAGGGTATCGACGCCCTTCTCAAGAAGTACGAAGGCTGCAAACTGAAAGCCTACCGCTGCCCGGCCAACGTCTGCACCATCGGTTATGGCCACACTTCGGCGGCTGGCGCTCCGGCGGTTAAAGACGGCATGACGATTACCCAGAAGCAGGCCGACGACATCCTGCGCCGGGATCTGGTCAAGTATGAGACTGCTGTCTTCAACATGGTCAAGCAGCCGCTGACCCAGCACCAGTTCGATGTCCTCGTGGACTTTGCCTACAACGCTGGGGTGGGGAACCTGCAATCGTCCACACTCCTCAAGAAGGTGAATGCCGCTCAGTTTGACGCCGTGCCCGCCGAGTTGATGAAGTGGACTAAGGGCGGCGGAAAGGTTCTTACCGGTCTCGTGAAGCGCCGACAAGCCGAGAGTGCGTGGTGGATGTCTCATGAGATTACGGCCATCACACCTTTGGTGGGGCCTTCTGCACCTACGGAAGATCCCACGGATGATGAGCATGAGCAGCGCACCGAGCCACAGCCTGTCCCGGTGCCCTCAATGGCGGATAGCAAGCAGGGCAACGCTGCGGTCATTACGGCGGGCCTTGGAGGGCTTGGAGCGGCTAAGCAGATCGCCGCCAACGCGCAGGATGCGTCCGACACGGCAGACCAGATTATGGGCCTACTCCACAATACCAACTTCATCATCATGTTGGCGATCATTGGGCTGGGCGCCGCAATCTGGTACTTCCGCAAGCAGCACATGGAGGAGCACGGTGTTTAGTCTTCTCTTTACCCCCGTGGGCCGCTACCTCGCTGCGGCAGTGGCCATTGTCGTCGTCCTCGGCGGCGTATACTTCAAGATCCGGGCCGACGCCATCGCAGAAGTCGAGGCGGCGGCCGTCGCCGACGTTTTAAGGAGGACTGAAAATGCGGTTAAGGCTGGTGACGCTGTTGATGTTTCCGCTGACGGGGTGCGCAAGCCCGACGCTAACCGTCGCAACGAATGAGAGCGTCTGCACCGTCTGGAAGGACGTATCTTGGTCCGAGAAGGACACCACCGGCACAATCATCGAGGTTAAGCAGAACAATGCTCGCCGCGAGGGTTGGTGCAACGGCGCGAAATAGGTGGTATAAAGCTGGCAACGCGGGGCTACCATGACCACAGGCCTGACTTATTCCACCTATGTCACGCAGATCGCCACGATGGCTGTCGTCGATCAGACTGATGGCGCCTTTCAGACGATCTTGCCCCAGATGATCACCTACGCCGAAAACCGGATGTATCGTGACATCGACTTTATGTTTACCTCGACATCATTGCATGGCGTCAGCTTTGTCTTGACGCCCGGCAATAGGAACCTGTCTTTTAACATTAACTTGGCATCAAATAGCGACCCGCAGGCTGGCACATTTGTTGTCAGCGAGCAGATCAACCTTTTGACTGACGCCAGCGGCAATGCGGCCAGCACAACGAACCCGGACGCCTGCGTCAGGGTTCCCCTGCTGCCCACGACGAAAGAGTTTCTTGACGCGGTGTATGGGTCATCTTTGACGGCCAATCTTGGCCAACCAAAATATTTCGTCCCGTTCAATGAGACCCTGTTCTTCGTTGGCCCCGTCCCCGATCAGGCGTATCCGGTCGAGGTTGTCGGAACCTACCGCCCAAACAGCCTCTCGGCCACAAACACGACGACCTTCATCAGCCTCTATCTGCCCGACGTCTTCATCATGGCCTCGATGATCTACATCAGCGCCTACCAGCGCAACTTTGGCCGCGCCAATGACGACCCGCAGATGGCCATTACCTACGAGAGCCAATATCAGGCCCTTCTCAAGAGCGCAATTGTCGAGGAAGCGCGCAAGAAATTTGACTCCTCCGGCTGGTCTTCTCAGTCGCCCGCCACAGTCGCCTCGCCGTCGAGGGGGTAATCTATGCCCCATCAATCGCTCAAACTTATTCCGGGAATTGACCAAAACAGGACGCTGGCCCTCAATGAGGCCGCGCTTTCCTATTCTAATCTCGTCCGCTTTGTGCCTGACCGGCAGGGCCTCGGCCTCGTTCAGAAGCTTGGGGGCTGGACACAATTTTACACCAGCCCCATCAATTCCATCGTCCGCACCCTGCTGGCTTGGGAGGACTTAAACTCCAACGCCCGCCTTGGCGTGGGCGCCGAGGCCTCCTTGGGCGTCATAACGGGGTCTGGCTCTAATCGCGGATACAATAATATCACGCCCCAAACGACCACGGCTGATTACACGGTCTCATTTACAACGACGGCCACGCCCACTCCAAGCCCATATGTCGTCGTAAACGCCACGGGCAGTTCGCTGACGTCGTATGATGTCGTTGATATTCGCACGCAAGTCAGCGTTGGCGGATTAATTTTGTTTGGCCTGTACCCGACCATCCCAGTCAATGCCAACCAGTTCGAGATCAAGGCCGTCGATATTTATGGCAATTCGCTATATCCCACGTCCAATGTGACTGCGGGCGGCGCCGTCCCCTCATTTGCGCTGACGTCTGGCAGTCAGAGCGTGACGGTTACGCTCGCCAATCACGGCCTCCAGCCGGGCGATACCTTCCCCATTTTGGTCTCCACGACACTTGGCGGCGTCACGCTTTACGGAAATTATACGGTGCAAAGCCTGTCTCTGGCCACGCCCAATGACGCATTCTTGATCAATGCCGCCAACTCGGCCTCCTCAACGCCAACGCTGTCGGCATCGGGCACGGGATCGACGGCCACGCTCACCTACGCCTCGTCCTATAAAATACCTGTGGGCAGCACGATTGTTGTTTCGGGCGTCACGCCCGCCGGATATAACGGCACGTTTACGGTGACTGCGTCATCTGCTGGCAGCGTCTCATACGCCAATGCGACAACTGGCGCGCAGACAGTGTCTGGAACAATTTTTGTCAGCTCTGGCGCCGAAAATGGCGGCAAGGTTGAATTTGTTTACTACATCGGCATTGGCCCACCGGCGGCCAACGCAGGCTATGGCGTTGGCGGGTACGGAACTGGTGGCTATGGTTCAGGCGTCGTGCCGACCGCCGCCACAGGCACGCCCATCACAACAGCAGATTGGACGCTTGATAATTGGGGAGAGATATTTCTTTCCTGCCCGCTCAATGGGGCCATTTATCAGTGGTCGCCATCAAGCAACAATCTCATTTCAACAATTATCCCAACGGCGCCTCAAGTTAACAGCGGCATGTTTGTCGCCATGCCCCAGAGGCAGATCATCGCGTGGGGATCTACATCAAACGGCATTCAAGATCCGCTCCTGATTAAGTGGTGCGACATTGAAAATTACAATGTTTGGACGCCTCAAATAACCAATCAGGCGGGATCGTACCGCATCCCCAAGGGGTCGCGCATTATCCAGTGCATTCAGGGACCGCAGCAGGGCCTGATTTGGACCGACCTTGGTCTGTGGGCCATGCAGTATGTTGGCCAGCCCTACGTCTACCAATTTAACGAAGTGGGAACTGGATGTGGCCTCATTGGCCGCAAGGCGGCGGCGTCAATGGGCGGCGTGGTCTATTGGATGGGGCAGAGCCAATTTTACATGCTATCGGGCGGCGGCGTTCAACCCATTCCGTGCCCAGTGTGGGACGTTATTTTCCAAGATCTGGACACGACCAATCTCGACAAAATCCGCGTGGCGCCCAATTCTCGATTTAGCGAGATTTCTTGGTATTACCCAA